ATTGAAGCGCCAGACGGCACAATCGTTGAGTTCCCCGAAGGAACGCCGGTTGCCGAAATAGAAGCCGCTATGAGCGCTCAGTTTGGTGGGCCTCGCGGCAGTGCGGGTGCAGCGCCGGAACCGGTGCAAGCCATTGATGTACCGGAAAGCCAAGTGCCACAATTTGACTATGTGCCGGGCGTTACCGTTCCTCCGGGCGAAACCGATGCGGCTGGCGTTATGGGCGCTTTCACGCGCGGCACGGCTGCACCTTTGGCTGGCGCTGCGCTTGGGGCTGCTGTAGGCGCACCGATTGCCGGTGTTGGGGCTATCCCCGGCGCAATGGCTGGGCTTGGCGCGGGCGTTCTAACTGAAGTTGTTGGCGATCCGATTGTGGCTGGCGTCAATCGTCTGTTTGGCACCAAGTTCACAGAACCCACTGTGGCGCTGCAAAATCTACTGACGAGCATCGGTGTGCCGGAAGCGGATAGCGAAGCGGAGCGCATTGTTCAAAAGGTTGCCACCGGAGCGGCTGGCGGCATTGGCGGTGTTGGGATTGGCCGTGTCGTGCAATCTATGGCTGGGCCTGCACGCCCATTGGCTCAACGCATCGGCGCTGTGTTGGCCGAACAGCCAGCTGCTCAAGTTGCAGGCGGTGCGGGCGCTGGTTTGGCAGCGGGCTTGGTTCCTGAAGATGCCGGCCCATTGGCTGAAGCTGGTGCGGCGCTGGTTGGCGGGGTGGCAGGCGGTGCCACTGGTGCGCGCATAGCGGCAGGGCGTGCGGTTCAATCTGCGGCACCTGAAGCTATGGGTGGTGGCCGTGTAAGCGGCGGCGCGGCTGCCATGACAGAGGAGGCTTTACGCCGGCAACGCGCAGAGGAGTTTGGCGTTGATATATTGCCTCCGCAAGCTTCCCGTAATTTTGCCGATCAACAGCGTATGCGCGAACTGGCAAAGAATAACGAAGTCGGCGGCCCGATTCGTGAAGGCTTGGAAAGGCAGCAAGACCAGTTGCGCCAGCGTTTTGAACGGTTTGTTGAAGGCACCGAAAGCGAGCAGTGGAATAACCCATACGCGCAAGGTGGCGTTATTGCTGACGCATTGGGGACTTTGGCAAAGCGAGAGCGCACTAGGATCAAGGCGTTGTACACACGGGCTGAAAACGCAGGAGAATTGCGGGAGCCGGTAGTTTATCAACCAGTCTTGGATTTTATCGCGCAGCAAACGCCGACCACGCTTGATAGTGCCGCGCCGGTTCTCAAGTCTGTGCGCGAGCAATTGGCGCTCAACGATCCGCAAAACACCGGAACTATCACACTTAAGCAAATGGAGGACATTCGCCAACTGATTAACCGCGATACGTCACCCGGCACGCCAAACGAATTTTATGGTCGGCAAGCGAAAGAGATTATTGACGACGTAACGGAAAACTCTGGCGGCGATGTTTACAAACGGGCAAGAGCCGCCCGCAAGAAGTATGCGTCAGAGTTTGAAAACGTGTCTTTGATCAACGATTTAATTGGAATGAAGCCGGGCGGCGTTGATCGTCGTGTTGCGCTGGAGCGTGTCGTCAATCACATTACGCGCCCACAAACATCGCTTGATTCAGTTAATCATTTCAAAGGGCTGATTGATCGTGCCGGGCCTCGCGGTCAACGTGCTATGCGTGAATTGCAAGGTGCAGTTTTGGAGAATATTCGAGACGCAGCTTATAAAGGCATTACACGCGACCAAGGCGGCGGCGTTGTCATCCAGCCAGCCACGTTAAACAACACGTTGCGGCAGTTAGATCGGGGCGGAAAACTAGAAGCCATTTTTGATAAACCGACAGCGCAAATGCTGCGGGACATCAATTTGCTTGTGATGGATTTGGCCACTGCGCCTCCGGGTGCGCTTAATCCTTCCGGCTCGTCATCAGCTATTATCAATGCGCTTGATCTTATGGCAACGGTTCCGGGCATGGGTGGCCTCGTTGCTAAGGGCGTAAGCAAGGTTCGGGAAACGGCAGTGCGGCAAGAACTCAAGAAAGAGGTCAGCCGGCTTGTGAAAGGCACTAATTAATGACCGCCCTAGCAATTGAATCTCCGTTCCCGGTGTTCACCGGGCTGGACGGCAAGCCGTTGGACAATGGCCGCATCTATGTGGGCGTGGCCAACCTCAACCCGGTGACGAACCCGGTGGCGGTCTATTGGGATGACGCTTTGAGCATCCCGGCATCGCAGCCGGTGGCAACGTCTGGCGGATACGCGGTGTATCTCGGCAGTCCGGCACAGTTGTATGCCGATGCGGCTACGGTGTCGATCCGGGTGGAGGATGGCGCAGGCGCGTTGGTATTCAGCGCCAACAGCGTTGCAGCGTTCTCGGTGGGCCTGTCTGGCGGCACAACGGGCCTTACGGTTACAGGCTCCCCGGTGACGGGCAGCGGCACGATCACGCTGGGCGGCACGCTGGTCGTAGCCAATGGCGGCACGGGTGCGACTACGGCAGCGGGTGCGCGCACTAACCTTGGCGCAGCGGCAAGTGGGGTGAATACTGATATTACGGCGCTTGACCAAGACGTAACGGTTACGGCCACCGGCACCATTGCAGCGGGCAGCATTGGCTTTCGCGGCGTGCCGCAGAACGCACAGGGCGCAACTTACACGCTGGCCTTGGCTGATGCTGGCAGACACATTGCGATTAGCACTGGCGGCGTTGTCATCCCGGCAAACGGAACCACGGCGTTTCCGATTGGCACGACCATCGTTATCTACAACGACTCTAACGCTACGCAAACCATCTCGATCACGACCGACACGCTGCGGCAGGCAGGCACGACCAACACCGGCACTCGGACGCTTGCGGTTTACGGCGTGGCAAGCTGCGTCAAGGTTGCGGCCACGGTGTGGATCATCACGGGCAACGTGACATGAGCGGCGTTCTATCTGTTGTGATCGGGATCACCGGATCGGCTGGGGGTGGATCACCGTTGGTTGCCAGCATTGGCGGCGGTGAATATGCCTCCAACTTCGACGCGGATAGTTGGACTTGGAACACCGCAGTTTGCACGGCCAGCGGCGGCACACCGCCTTACGCTTACCAATGGTCGTGGACTGGCACTAGCGGTGGGACGTTTGGCTTTGCCAGCAGCAGCGCCTTGGCCAGCACGTTGCCTGCGGTAAGCGGTGTGGCACGCGGCAACACGGCGACGGGTAGCCTCCGGTGCCAAGTGACAGACAGCGCGGGCGTGCCGGTAGTGGTTTTCAGCGCGTCTGAACTCTATCAATACGAAAACGTGTTCTAAGGGCGGCGGTTATGAACGATAACGATTTTAACGCCATCGCCAAGACGGTCATGGACGCTGCCGCTGCCGGTGTGGGCCTTGTGTCATGGGTGAGCGTAGAGTTGTTCCCCGTGATCCTGCAAATCCTCTCGGCCATCTGGCTGCTGCTGCGCATCTATGAGATGGATACGATTAAGCGGCTGCTTAAGCGTGATGACTGACTGGCTACCGATGCTGCCCATTGCCGTCACCGTGTTAATCTATGTGGCTGTCCTGTGTTGGTTTGTCCGCAAGGTGATTGATGGGTAATCAACACGACATCGACCCCAAGCGTGATGCAGAGATTTACGAGGCGTTTGTTAAGGCGGGTAGCTTTCGTGCCTTAGCCAAGGCTGGCCAGTATGGGGGCAAGTGCGGCATTGCTGCCGCCGTTCGTCGTCACCGGCAGCGCACTGGCACGGAGTATGACAAGGGTGGCATCGGCGCTGGGCCTGAGCGTGACGGCATGGCTCCCTATGTCGTTAAAGGCGTTTCCACTTACTTTGATGCAGACGGCAACCAGAAGGCGCAATGGGTTAAGACCCGGCTGGATGACGAGCAGCGGCAGGAGGCCATCAGAGCGGCTGCTGAGGCGCTGGCAACGTCTATTCCGCCTGCCGATCCCGTTGCGCCTCCAGCGGTCACGTTGGCCGATCTGCTTAACTTGTATGTGTTCACGGATTACCACTTGGGGATGCTGGCATGGCGTAAAGAGGGCGGGCAAGATTGGGATTTGGAAATTGCCGAGGCGTTGCTTTTGCAGGCTTTCCGGCACATGATCGACCAAGCGCCTGCCGCCCATACAGCCATCATCGGCCAACTTGGCGACTTCCTGCATTATGATGGGTTCAAGGCTTTGACACCGGCAAGCGGGCATGTGCTGGACGCTGACAGCCGGTTTCCGAAAGTCGTGATGGTCGCGGTGCGGGTGCTGCGGGCAATCGTGGCAATGGCGCTACAGCGGCACGAAAAGATCATTGTATTGCTTGCCGAGGGCAATCACGACGAGGCGTCAAGCGTGTGGCTTCGGGCTATGTTCAAGGCGCTGTTTGACAATGATCCGCGCGTGTTTGTCGAAGATAGCCCGTTGCCGTTTTACGCCTATCGGCACGGTAACGTAATGCTGGCGTTTCACCATGGCCACAAGGTCAAGATGGACAGTTTGCCCGGTCTTTTTGCTGCCCAGTTCCGCGAAATGTGGGGGCAAACCACAATGGCTTATGGCCATAGCGGACACTGGCATCATGAGGTCGTCAAAGAATTTGGTGGGATTAAGTGGATGCAACATCCAACGCTTGCTGCACGTGATGCTTACGCATCGCGGGGCGGATACCATGCCGAGCGTGCAACAAATGTGATCACCTACCATTCGCGGTTCGGGCAAGTATCAACGCTGACAGTTAAACCGGAGATGTTTGAGTGATGGTCGCACGGATTCCTTGGACAATGCTGAAGCCCGGCGCGTTTCACGACCATGTAGAGGATGTGGCGTTGATCTATGCGGCCAAGTTCCGGGCCGAGGCAGAGGGCGAAGGGCAGTGGATGGCCAGTGTCATGGCTTTTCATGGCGAACCACCGAAAGATATGATAAGGGTTGCGCTTGTCCGGGCCTTGCGCTTGGCTGCAATGGAGATTGAGCGTGCGGTGGATGACGGAAGCGCACCGACTAATCGGAACCCGTGAGGTTCCAGACGGGGGCAATAACCCAGTCATCATGTCGTGGGGCAATCGCCTTGGTGCGAAAATGTTGGGCATTTCCTACGGGGCCGATTCAATCCCGTGGTGCGGTTTGTTCGCAGCGCATTGCGTTACGCAAGCTGGCCTGAAGCCGCCAGCAATTGCCATTCGTGCAAAGGCATGGGCAACGTGGGGCATGTTCATAGGCACGACTGCCACGCGCCCTCCGCTGGGCAGCATTGCGGTATTCTCTCGCGCGGGCGGTGGGCATGTCGGATTCGTTGACAGCGTCAACGCTGACGGCTCGTTAAACATCCTCGGCGGCAATCAGGGGGATGCGGTGAACGTGCGTAGGTTTGCACGCGATAGGCTGATTGCGTTAAGGTGGCCGAAGGGCGTGCCGGTATCCCCACCGGCACCGTGGGCAAGGTCGGCGGTGATAGACACCGATGGCGAAGCGTAAGGAGATTGGAATGAATAAGGATCAGATTTTCGGCATCGTCCGCACCATCGTTGCGGCGGTTGCAGGCTTCCTAGCGGGCAAAGGCTATCTGGATGCGTCGATGGTTGAAGGCGTGGCTGGTGCCGTCGCCACGATCACGGTGGCCGTGTGGTCGGTGGCCTCTAAGAAGTGAAGTTCTTTACGGCCCTTTTGTCTTTGCTCTCGCTGTTGGTGAGCGAGTGGGTGCGAAGCCGCGCAAAGCAGGAGGGCCGTAAGGATATGCAGGAGCAGCTAGATGCGAATGTTGCCAAGGCTGAGGCCGCTGTTGCTGTTGACGATCCTGAGCGCGACGAGCGGCTGCGTAACCGGTTCGACCGCGCTCGTCGGTGACTATTGCCGCATCGCCAAGCCGATCAGCTATGACAGCAAGGCGGACAGCGCAGAAACGGTGAAAGAGATTGAGGCACACAACAGCAAGTGGGCTTGCGTGTGCGATGGGGACTGCCCGCGTTAGTGAATGCGCCGGTCTTTGGGTAGCCTGACCGGCGAAGGCTTAGAAAGCGCAAGGAGTCACTCGCGCGCACCCGGCATAGGCTTCTCATCCAACGCCGAAAATGTTTTACACCATGCAACTGCGCTCGCGCAAGGACTGTCCGCGTTAGAACACCACCGTAAAATTCCACATGACAACGCCACCCTGCACGCCGATGGTAACAAGTTGAAACAGCTTGGCCGCTTCCTCGTCACGCTTGCGTAGTTCGCTTGCTATGATCTGGTGTAGGATGCTGCCGCCGATCTTTGCCGCAACGAGCGTGGCGCAATCAGGGTTGCGGCCAAAGATCGGGTTTGCCTCAAACCCCTTGCCGCTTTGCAGCACATGGCACGTTTGGATCGTGTCAATGGCGTTCAATGTGTGAAACGCAACTTGTCGCTTCTGCCATGCGTCTAGAGCATAGCTTGGCGTTGATAGCATCAGGCACGCTGTAAGGGCGGTGAGTTGCAGTTTGGTCATTTAAGATGCTCCCCGGCTTCGATGGCAACCGCCGGATAACCTGCGTAGCCGTATTTTTCGCGAGCGCGCAGCCACGCCACGATCATGGTGCGCTCCGCAATACGTCCGCGCTGATAGGCGTCCGTGGCTGATATGCGACTGGCAACATCGTCCAGCAGGGCCATTGCTCGTTCAAGATTGTCGGTCATGGCTTCGTCTCCTGTGCGAGGGCCTTCAGCGCCGGGTGTGCATACGGCTCACTGGCTTTGATCAGCGCCCTGTGCGTGTGATAATCGCCCATTTCGTCGGGGCCAACCGCGAGGTAGTGCCAGCCCTGCACAAGGGCTTTCAGCGTCGCAATCTCAGCCGCCTGCGCGTCGATGTAGTCGAGGATAGCGCACAATGACGCCTTTTTGAAACACCCGTGGCCGCCGTCGCCCAGAAGGTCTATCATAACCCGCAGCCGCTCTGCTGGGTTTGGCGCGGTAATCTGTTCGTCGGTCATATCAAATCCTCTCTAGGAAATGCCGCACGTCGGGCGGCAGGGTGGCTGGCAGCGTCGGCGCGTTCGGGGTGTACCTTACGCGCCACTGCGCCAGCGCGGCGTCCGTGGGCGGCTTAGACGGGCCTATGTGCGCGTCACGGGCGGGGTCGGTCATCAAAACACCCACCAAACGCCAACGCAGAACACCACCGTAAAGCCGATGATGAACGCCTCGACCAGCGGGGCTGGTTCCCAATCGTCGTTCATGCGGCACCTGTGGCTTTGGCGATGACCGCATTGACGTCGGTCAGCAGGCGCAGGGCAGCATTCGCCTCAGGCTGGCCGTCGTCGCCGTCGCGCACGTCGGCGTAGCGGTCGAGGTAATCGCCGACCTCTTCCAACATGGCCAGCATGTCGGTCGCGGCCTTGATGATCGGGCCGTTGTCCGCGCCGTCCGCGCCATAGAGCGCCGCAATCAATGTCCCACCGCCAACAATCTGGCGACGATCATTCACGGCCCAAGGCCCCGGTGTGTGCTGCGCGTTCACGTCACTTCCCCCAAAACATAGAAAGCGGTGCAATCACGGCCAGCGCCGCAACAATCACATAAGCACGGGCAAAGCGCGGGTGCGCTTCTACAGCAGCGCGCAGCGTGTCCCAGTAGCCCGGTTCCGGCGTGCGCGGTGCCAAGCGTGCCAACAAGTCGCCGGCTTCTTCATGCGTGTACACGTCCGGTTGCCATGCGCGGGTCTGCTGGCGTTCCCAATAGCGTTCACGGTCAACGCTTTCCTTCAACCAAGTCTCCATTGCATTCCTCCCTAGCGGCAAAAGCGCCGCCGTTCACAAGTGGTGCCATCATTTTTTGCGTATCGCAAGCACAAAAAGTCCTTGCATCCACTTTTTATGCGCGGCATTAGGGGAGCGCACAAAGGAGGTGCCAATGATTTTTCCACTAATGAATAGGGACTGGCTCGCTGACGCAATGGACGAACGCGACTGGACGATTGCCGAACTGGCCGAGGCTGCTGGCGTTAGCACGCGGGCCATCACCAACATGCGGGCTGGCAAGCTGCCCTCGCTGCGCATCCTTGAAAAGGTGCTGGATCAACTCGCTATGGACTTGATGATCTTTGAACAGGGTATCGACAAATGATGGACAAAACGCCGAAGCCGTGGCGCATTCATGAGGACGAGTATCTAACCGCTGCCTTTCGCGGCGGTGCCAACACCAAGCAGATTGCGCGCGATTTGAAACGCTGCGTTGACGGCGTGCGTAAGCGGATCGTCACGCTTGGCCTGCGCGGCGAACGCGGCATAGACGTGCAATCCCGTGACCGCACGCTGTCGCTATACGAATGGTCACAGCAGGGCCACCAATGCCCGGTGGCGGCCAGTAGGGCGATGGAGGCGCATTACACCGCCGTGGCTGCTAAACGCGGCTGGCGGGTTCATGATTATGCGAGGGCGGCATGATGCAAATGTGGACAGACGCAGAGACCAGCCAGCTACTAGCATGGATGGCAACCGGCATGACGCTAGAGCAAGTGGCAGAGCGTGCCGGGCGCAGCGCAGAAAGCGTTGGCCAGAAGTGGCGGCGCATGAAACCGAAAGTGCGTCATAGCCGGTGGACACCCGACATGGACGCCATGTTGATTAAACTCTGGCCGGAGCCTGTATCTATTAGCTACATCGCCGGTAAGGTCGGCATATCAACCACCGGCTGTAAGCGCCGGGCCAAGCGCCTTGGCCTTGGCGAACGCGGTTAAAGGTCAATGGATGGGCGGGCGAGATTCAATTCTCAAGCCCGCCCTACATTGCAGACAAGGGAGGGTGCAAGCAATGCATGGCAAGCATGACGCAAACGCATAGCTAACGCAATAGCTAAGTTATCGTGGTTTTAACGCTTGAAGCAATGCCGATTGCATAGCGGTCTTGTCAGACAAAACACCCATGACCCGCTCATCAATGCAATCATCCGCAATCAAATGCACAACGCGCACAGGCTTATCCTGTCCTTGCCGATGCAAGCGCGCATTGAATTGTTGATACAGTTCTAGCGACCAGTTCAAACCGAACCAGATAATGAGTGAGCCGCCACGCTGGAGGTTTAAACCGTGGCCAGCACTGGCGGGATGTGCCAGCAACAACTCAATTTCGCCATCGTTCCAAGCGCGCACCGTGTCGGGGTTTTTGTCCAACACCCGCGCCTGAGGAAACCGCTTTTGCAAGCGCACAAGATCGGTCTTGTAGTTGTAAGCCAGCAAGATGTTTTCGTTTGGATTCTGCTCGATCAGATCGGCCAGCGCCTCAAGTTTGGCGTCATGTATCTCTGACCAATTGCCCAGATCGTCCGTGTACATAGCCCCATTGCTAAACTGCAAAAGTTTGTTGGCTAGCACAGCCGCGCTCATGGCTTCGACTTCTTCGCCGTCTGGCAATTCCGCCAAAAGCGTTTTCTCAAAATCCCGATATGCCTGCAATGCCGCCGCTGGCAGCGTCACACGCTCGATCAGATCAATGCGGTCTGGCAATTGCAGATAGTCAGCGGCGCTCATGGATAGGACGTGTGGGCGCAGCAGCGCATGGATTTTTTCAGCCGATCCAGCGCGGGGCGTAAACTTGTAGCCCATGTAATCCTGTTCAAAAAACCGCTGTTTATAAGCGGTCATGGTGCGGCCTAGCGTGTTGCCAAAATCAATCAGATATATCTGCGACCATAGGTCAAGCAAACCGTTAGGGCTGGGCGTGCCGGTTAGCAGGATCATATATTCAGTGTCGGGCAGCGTCTTGCGAAGCGCCTTAAAGCGTTGGCTGGAGGCGTTCTTGAAGCTGGATGCCTCGTCAATCACCACGCAATCAAACGGCCACCGCTTGCCATACTGGGCGACAAGCCAAGGCACGTTTTCCCGGTTGATGACATAAACGTCAGCCTGCGATTGTAGCGCACTTAGCCGCGCCTTTTCAGTGCCAGTGCAAACTTGCACCTTCAGATGTCGCAGATGGTCCCACAACGCAGCCTCTTGCCTCCAGACGCTGTTAGCCACGCGCAATGGCGCAATGACCAGCACACGGCTAACAGCGAAGCCATCCAGCAAGTCTGCGGCTGCTGTTAGCGTTGTGACGCTCTTGCCAAGTCCCATGTCCAACCAGAGGGCGCACCGCTTGCGCTGTTGAATAAAATCAACAGCCCGTAGCTGGTAGCTGTGCAGATCAGAGCGCGAGCGCATCACAACCACCTTCAACGCTATCGCAAACATGCACCTCGCACCCTGCGCCCTGCAGGCGGTCAATCATGCGCCATTGCAATTTGGTCGGCATCGCGCCGGGTGCCTTGAACTCAATAAACACAATGCGCCCATCCTTGATAAATATCCGATCAGGCACACCGCGCTGGGCTGGCGACACAAACTTAAAGGCCAGCCATCCAGCGACTTTGGCCATCTCGCAAACCTTGCGCTCAATGTCGCGTTCAAGCATTATCTAAACCCCACATCGCACAGCAGCCGCTCGGCCTCGACTTCGTAAACGTGATAATCAACGTCTGCCGGAAACGCGCTGGGCAATTCCATCAGCGGCTTTGACCCCTCGCTGTTCGGCACCTTGTTATTGTTCTTGGCGTATCGGATGGTTTGCGCGCTTGGAACGCTGGTGCTGTAATAATACCGCACCGCCTTACCCAGATGCTCGCCGTTCCACACAGCCCCGCCAGTCACGCGCCGCACAACGATAAACCGGCGAATGTCCGTACACTCCCGAATCGTCTGCTCAATCGGCGTGCCGTTGGCTATGCGCGCTGCGGCTGCGTCATACACAATCTGGCAATCTGGATTCTTGGCCAAGCTGGGCGCAGCAAACACGCCTTTGCCTTTGACCGATCCATCAGGCTTGACCGCAACGTAATTGTTCACATCGCGACTGGCGAGGATGCGATAATCGGTGCGCTCCAACTCATAGCCGGTGGACAGCATCCAATCCCAAGCAACGCATTCCATAGCGCGATCAAGCGCAGCCTCGGCACGCAGAACAAGCCCGTCCGTGTTGGCGCTTACCGTGTGGACACCTGCCGCGCTCATCTGCTCAATCAACATCAGCATGGCAAGCTGGCCGGTGATCGTCGTTTGGATCAGCAGATCGGGCGAATAGAGAAAGCTGTATTTGCTGCCCAGCTTGCCGAACGTCCCGTTGATAACGATCTTGAGAACATCAGCCGTCACCTTGTCGCCAGCGCGCTTTGCCACAAGGCGGCGCTGCACAATCGACTCGAACACCGTCAGAAACGGCTGGCCAAGATGTTTTGGCGCAAGCCGCTGGCCAAGGATGATAGCCGGATAGAAGCTGGCAACGTCAAAGTCCGCCAGCACTTCATGCTTGGACACTTCAACATATTGCCGCTTTTCGCAGCTATGCAGGCCGCCGATACCCATCTGATATTCTGCGCCGTCAATCCGAATCCGCTGGTCTTTCAACCAAGCCGGCATTTCAACCGAACCATTCTCGGAAAGCTGGAAGTCTGTTTCTAACAGGCGCGCAAACATCGCCCGCAGATCGTCGCTCATAAACTGAACAAAACCCGGGTCTTTGTACTGAAACTGAACATTGCGCTTGGTTGATGGCTTGGACACATCACCGCCCAGACGCTCAATCTCCGTGCGAATAACCGCCTCAGCAATCTGCGCATCGCTTTTCGACCGTAGGTCAATGCCATACTGTGCGGACATCGCCTCACGCAAAGCGATCTGCGGGCGTAGGTGCCGATACAGAATGGCCGTTGTCTCAAGGTCGTTCACGCAATATCGGCGCAACGCCTCACGCTGCCCCGGCGCAATGCGGGCGCTTGGCTCAATCGGCAAGTCTTGCATCTTTGGCGCGTGCAGCCGTCCGCCATAAATCTTGAGTGACGATTGACCGATAGCCAATTCGATCAGATCAATATGATCCCAGTTTTTCGGGACTTTGACGCCAAGCTGCCAAGCCGGGGTTTTGGTGACGATGATGCTATCAGAGAGCATCTTAATTTCGCGGTTAGACATGCCTGAGAGCGCAGCCGCTATGATCGGCAGATCGTAACCAAGGCTGTTAAAGCCAACGGTCACATGGGCGCTCATCAACTGGCGGATGCCATCATCAAGCGGGTGGCCGGAATACATCTCAAAATGCCGCACCTTGCCGGTGTCAAGATCAAGCGCGGCCAGCAGGAAATAATCCTGATAAACTTCAGTATCAATTATCAACACGAGGGGTAGCCTCAAAAAACAACCGGGAGCCGTTAAGCCCCCGGTTGAAAAACACAATCAGAACGGCGAATCATCGTCGTCAAAGTCGCTTGACGAGATGTCGTCAAAGTCATTCAGATCGGCGCTGTTGCCGCTGGCAAACGAATCACCATCGCGGGAAAACTGAACGCCAAGCAACGTGGCATTGATGCGCTTGCCGTAATCGTTGTTCTGCGCCCAAAGTTCAACAATGGCGTTCACATAGCAACCGCCATAGATCACGTTGTCATCCTCGGTCAAAGGCGACTTGTCTTTCGCAATGACCATCGGGCGCTTTTTACCAGACGCCTTGAGCGACATGTGACCTGCGTAACCATCATACTCAACTTCATCACCATCGCGCAGGCACAGCTTGTCACTGCCCAGCTTGGCGTTCTTGAGGTTGTCGCGGATCATCGCCTTGATGCCCGTTTCAATCTGGGCAATGACGCTGGCGTGATCTTTCTTGTTGAGCAAGAAAGTCGCTTCGTATTTCGTTTCTGCCCCGTTGAACTGCGCCTTGCGGAACAGCGACGGAAAGCTGAGACGGACGTTTTCAAGTTTGATCTTCATTTTTTGTTCCTTTTGATTTGGTTTTGTTGTGTTGCACTTGACGTGCGGCATTAAACTAGACGCAACAATTACAACCGACAACCCCTAAAAGTCGTTGACACTGACGCCAATGGACGGACGCGGGTCATCGTATACAGCTAACGTCGGTGCGCCTTCAGGCTTGATAATCAAGTCGGCAATGTCTCGCACCCGCGCCTTGCCCAACGCCTTTTCAGCCTGTGCAGGCGATAGCACTTTAGCCGGTGCAAAGGCAGCATCGCCCAGCATCTCAAACAATGCCGTTGCGGCCTGTGCCTCGTCGATCCAGCGCCGGTTGGCCTTGCCTGCAACCAGTTTATAACCGGGGAAAACCTCACCGGCTTCTAGGCGATCAAAAACATAATCCTCAATCGACTCTAACCATGACGCAATCAGCGGCTTGGCACGCAGCACGCTGGCAAGCTGCTTATCCGTCAGCTTGGCCGCAGGCGTCAACACATCGGGGCTGTCTACATCGTCAAAATCAGCCAAGATCGTTTGCTCAGTCAATGCAGCCAGTGCTTTGCATGTCGGCTTGACCTTGCACCATTGGCATTGCTTGTCACCCGGCACAAACTCCGCGCCCGGCTCTAAGCAAGCCTCGGCACGCTGCCGCACCCATTCGCCCCATTTGAGCAGATCAGCAATGCTAATCTCCCACGTTTGCGGGTCGCCGTCGCCAATGCGCGGCTGGTGGATTGATATTTTAACCGTCTGAATGTCGGCAAAATCGCGCGATTCAGCATATGCCCCCAAGGCGTACAACATCCCTTGGCTGTTGTTGACGGGCGAAACCGGAACGCCTTTGCCAAACTTAAGGTCAATGACGTGCATCGTTTGACCGCTGACAATCAGCGCATCACACGTTCCAAAGCCGGCAGGCACCCAATCGCTAAAATCAACGCGCACCTCATACCCGGCGTAAGCGTCTTTTGGTTCGCTGGCCAAAACGAAATTGACGTAATGCTGCACCCAGTCGGCCATATCCTGATCGACCAGCCAGCCGCTTTGCGGCAGCGTCTTGCCAACCCAAGCGTTGCAATCATGGTTGGTGGTCAATGCTATCTCGGCCAGTTCATGCGCAGCCGTCCCTTCGTTTGCATGAAACGATGACTTGTCGGGCAAGCCTTCCTCGGCGCTAACCGAAGCTGGACAAGCCAGCCAGCGATGCGAACCACTGGCGCTCAGTTTTGCATGTGCAGTCATCACAGCGCCCCCAGTTCATCAGCAAACGCTTGCAGCGCGTCATCAGGAATGTCGGCAATCAAGCCGCCGTCAATGCCGCTATGCTTGGCGATCAACTCGACAATCTTGGCTTTGTGCGAGCGGTTGGCCTTAACCAAGGTAAGGCACTTGGATTGCAGCGCGGTGCGGTTAAGCGCATCAGAGGCTACAGGCGCGGGCGCTGGTTCGGGCGTTGGGCTTGGTTCAGGTGATGGTGCCGGGGCTGCAACGGCGGGCTGCACGGGTTTATCCAGTGCGGCAATCAGGCGCTCAATCGCAGCGGTGAGGGCTTCAATTTTTGTTTCTAACATTTTTTTCGCTTCCTTTCGTTGTTAAGCTGTGTTTAACATACGCAATCGGGCTTTGATGTAAAGAGGGAATGACGCAGTGTTCAAAAATATCTCCGAGGTGGTCGATTGGTACGGCTCGCAGGCCAACATGGCCCGCGCGCTAAGTGTTGATCGTGCTGCGGTGAGCGCATGGGTCAAGGTTGGGATGTTGCCGCCAGCGCGTGCGATACAGGTCGAACAGCAATCAGGCGGGCGTTTTAAGGCTGTTGATTTGACCGCAAAATAAAAAGTCAAAAGGAAATAACGTGAAATATAAAATCGCAATCGGCTCTGATCCGGGCCGGGTTCAAACAAAACTGCTTGAATGGGACACCATCGTTGACCGGCTGACAACGCACGAAGTGGCTTTGTCCAAGGGTGGCCGCTACTTTGTGGGCGGTGCATTCTCAGGGCAAGAGCGCACAGAAGCGAACTTGATCTGTAGGTCTATGATAACGCTCGATCTTGACGATGTTGACATGAACATTGCCGATCTTGAGTTCCAAATTACGATGGCCATTGATTGTGCGTTTGTGGCCTATTCGACATTCTCACACACAGCAGCCAAGCCCAAGGTGCGGATTGTTGTGCCGCTATCGCGGGATGTGACGCCAAGCGAATATCGCGAGGTGTCCCGGCGCTTTGGTGCGGCGCTTGGCGTTAAACTTGACCCGTGCAGCTTCATACCCAACCAGTTTATGTACCTACCCAGCGCCCCAGACATGTCGCAGGCATGGTCGGTCTTGCAGCATGGCCAGCCGTATGAAGTGCCAAGCGACATCGTGCCGGTGGTGACACACAGCGCAACTGATGATCTGGACGAGGTGCTATCCAGTCAGCCGCTTGACCTGTCAGACGATGAGATCGACGCTTACCTGTCGGCCTATGACCCGGAGGTGCTGGAATACGACCAGTGGCTCACTGTAGGCGCTGCGCTACATCATCAGTACATGGGCGGCGAGGACGACGGCTATCAGCGTTGGCTGGAGTGGTCAAAGCGCAGCCGTAAGCATGACGCACGGCTGATGCCGGCCAAATGGCGTTCGTTCGGCAAGAGCGTGCGCAAGGTCACGTTCGCCAGCGTCATCTATCATGTGCGCCAAGCTGGCGTCATCGTGGACGTAAGCGCCAAGCAAGGCTCAGACAACGCGGAGGACGAGCAAGGCGGCTCTACAGCCAACCCCGTCGAAGCTGCGGCGTTTGAGCGGCTGGCTGACGATGCGGCCAGCGTCGGCACCGTTGAACAATACGATGCGTTCAAGCGGCGCTTGCAAAAGATGTCGTTAAACGTGCTGCCGATGGATAAGCGGGCCATGCTGGCGCAAGAGATTTTCACGGCATGGGGACGCAGCGAGGGGCTGACAAAAACCGATATCAAGCGCGAACTGAAGCCGGTTAAGAAGGATGTTGGTATCGGGCGCGGCAAGGTTCCCGAATGGGTGCGCGGCTGGGTGTATGTCGAAAAAACCTGTGAATTTTACCACGGCGATCTGCACTACTCAATCAAGCGCGAAGCCTTCGACTCAAAGTATGGGCGCGAGGTCGAATGCGTTGTGGCCGAAATGCAGGCTTCAAAGCTGGTGCTGAATGAATACCAGATCGAGACGGTTGTTGATCTGATGTTCTGGCCGGGCGCAGGGCTTGTGTATGAGCATGAAGGTAAGCGAATGCTCAATAGCTACCGGGACAGCGGAATCGTGCCGTGTGACGTTCTGGACGCAGATGGGCAGGCCGTGGTTGATCTGTTTATGGATCATGTGCGCTTCACGCTTGAGGATGAAACCGAACAGCGCCTGTTAATCGACTTCATGGCATGGGTGGTGCAACACCCCGGCCAGAAGGTGAACTGGTCGCTGTTGCTGCAAGGCGCGCAAGGCGTCGGCAAAAGTTATTTTGGCGTGGTGATGATGCTGGTGTTGGGCGAGATGGCCCGCAACGTCGAACCAGCCGCATTGTCCGGGCGCTTCACATCGTGGGCGCATGGGGCAACGCTGGTCATCGTTGAGGAAATTCGCGTTGTGTCCGAAAACCGGTTCGAGATTATCGACCGCCTCAAGCCGTTCATCAGCAACGCCACGATCCAGATTGAGGAAAAGGGCCGCGATCATCGCACGGTGCCAAACTTTTCATCCTATCTGATGTTCACCAATCACAAGGACGCATTGCCGCTGGGCGCTGGGGATCGGCGCTATGCGCCGTTGTTTTCACGGGTGCAAAGCGAACAGCAGTTGTTCCGTGAACTGGGCGGTGAAGTCGCGGCTGGTGACTATTTCACGCGGCTGTTCGACGAAAGCGAACGGCGTGCCGATGCACTGTCACGCTTCCTGCGGGATTGGCCGATCAGCGGCAGCTTTAACGCCAAGGGGCGTGCGCCTCATACCAAGGCACGCGAAGCCATGATGGCGCTGGCCATATCGCCTGAACGGTCATCGGTTGAGGACTTTTTAGAAAAGCATCGCTGTGATGTGGTGAGCGATCTGGTGGTGGATGTGACGTGGCTCAATACGCTGTGTAGGGGCGAAGGCGACGAGTTGCCAAAGCCGCGAACCTTGAGCGCGATCCTGTTGGAGATGGGCTATGAGCAGATCAGCAACCGGCGCATCAAGATTCCAAAGACCGGAGCATCACATTATCTGTGGCGTCGAGGTTGTGACGATCAGGACGCCAAGCGCATCGCACTGGCGTTTTTCAAGGGCCAAGATGACGACGGCTCAATCCCCGAAGGCTGTCCATTTTAGTAGGGGCGCAATGCTTTTTCATTGCGCCCCTACTGCGCCCCTAAATCCTGATTTTCCACATTACAAAACGGTTAGGGGCGCAATAGGGGCGCAATAGGGGCGCAATGATTTTTGATTGCGCCCCTAAAATATCTCATTGAAAATTAAAGACAAAAAACCTATTTTTTCTTAGGGGATCAATAAAGTCTAAAAAAATCGAATGACAGAAATAAAAAAAATATTAGGGGTAAAATGGCCGTTTTTAGGGCTATCCGTGGAAATATTTTTTTTCTGGGGGAATGAGTAAGGAAAACGGCGTTTATCGCGCCCCTTGCGCCCCTAGCCAAAAACACGGCGGTTCTGGCATAGTCAGCACCCGCCAAAATCAGGGAGACTGGAATGATCAAGATCGGTTCAAAGGTAACAGTGCGTGACGCAGCCAACCTACCATGTGAGGTGGGCGATGTTGGCGAGGTCGTGGCGATCAGGAACGCTGCGAGGGACTTTCCGATTGGTGTGCGGATCGGTGACTCCGTCGAATGGTTTCGCCAGTCGGAGCTTGACCATGCGGGATGATCAGCAAATCGGCGGCGACCACTACGCCAGCAAGGCGGTGCAGCCTTGGGAGGCAATGGAGGCTTGGATGCCGCGCGAGGCGTTCATCGGGTTCCTCGAAGGAAACGTGATTAAGTATCTCGCCCGCTGGCGTGGCAAGGGCGGTCTGCAAGACCTCGCCAAGGCGGCGCACTATCTGGATAAGCTGCGGGAGGTGGTGGGTGAATAATTTTCACGCGGTGCATTTTTATGCTTGCAGGCAAGGGGGAATTGCCCCATAAGGGGGCATCAACAAGGAGCAAGCAAATGACCTTCATCGCACCGACCTACACCGCCGAACAGCTTCAGGCCAAAATTGATGCCGCTGTTGCCGTCATCATGACCGCCCCGATTGGTTCAATGCAAGCCACGCAAGCCGGTTACGCGGTGGTGACTTACCGGCACGAACTTAACAAGCTGGTCGCGGCGTAAGGGGGAAGCAGCCATGAACATCACCAAAGGCACCGCAATCCAACCGCTTTATGGCCGCCGCCTGCGCGATGCACGGGCAGACAGCAACCCATACATGGGGAAGCTGCCGGGCGATTACGAAGATCGGCTGTTGATCCGCTGGTCGCATCAGGCCAGCGACAACGA